CGCTCCAGCAACCACGCGGAAGCGATAGCCTTCAACTCAGCCAGGTGAACCACCCGCTGCCGAGTCAGTGCATCCTCCATCAGCATCTTGCGAATAGCAGGGGCGAATTGTTGCATCTCCTTGAGATCGGCCTGTGTCAACGATGTGTATTGCACGGCGAGCGTTGCAATCTGGGAATCAGTATGTGAGTTAATCCAGGCGGGGGTAACCGCCTGATTGGCAAATACCGTCCGCAGCTTCTTAACTGAAGATCGCTGACCCAGCCCAAAACAAAGCGGAGCCATCAGCAGTACCGTAACAGTAATCAATATCGTTTTTCGCAAGTTGCCTCCATAAAAAAAAAAGCTCGCCCATCAAGGGACGAGCCTTTGTAAGATTTATGCCGTGCGTCTAATCGCCGTCCACGAATCCCGTAACGCTGGTTGCGTCATCTTCTTTTGTGCCAGAAAATTCGTCGCCGTCGGTGTCGCTGACGTAGTTGTTCATAAACACACAATCATCAGCAATACGCATAAGAGCCGCCGACCCCACATCCGACACAATACGGTTATCACAAATCAGCCCAGCCGTGGCCTCCAGCAGCGAAATTGCGGCTACGGTGTTAATCCCGGTATCGGCGACAAGCGAACCGTTAATCAACAGATTACCCTGAATCAGGATATCCGTCGACGCGGTTGTGTCCCCTGCGATACATGCCACACTATAGTCGCCCCGAATGTCATTGTTGCGAATGGTCAACTGGTTCGTGTCCGCGTCCAGCATTATCGCCGACGCAGCGCCCGCGGCCTTCGCGTTGAACCGACATCTCTCGATGGTACATCCAGTGTTGTTGTTGACGAAGTTAATCGCCTCGACAAATTCGTCATCACCAACGGCATCGCCAGCGTCCGTAAACTCACAGTCGGTGATAGTAAAGTAGTCTACGCCGTCTTCCACCTCGATACCCATCAGGACGCCGGTGACACTCGACACAAACCGCATATTACTAATCGAACAATTGTCCGCGCCGATGGCAACCTCAGCGTTCGCGTGATTATAGGTAATCGTTGGTCGCAGTGACCCATTACCGAGGCCTATAATAGTTACCCCGATAACATCCACGTCGAGGGACTGGGCGATAAAGGTTTCAGCGTGCCCCTGCATGACGTATATTACGTCGCCACGGCTCGCTTCGCAGAGATTGACTGCCGCATCAATCGTTGCCGTGGCGGTTGCCGGAGTCGTGCCTGTGTACGTGTCGGCACCCACCGCGCTGTCCACATAAAACACTTTCCCCGTTCCCAGGTTAGCATGTGCTTTCAGATTAGCAATGTCGGTCTCAATGGACCCAACTCTCTTGTCCAGTACCTGGGCGAGAGATATGGGATTGGAGACGTTCTCGTAACTGAACGGCCAGTTTTCTGCCAGCGCAAAACCAACGAGCGCTATGGTGAACGCGATGGCGAGGCAAGGCAGGAGATATTTTTGCGTAGCTTTCTTCATTTCTTTTTACCTTTCTTATTCTGTTGCGTCTCTTCAACTGCCCCCTCGACAGCATCGCCCTCCCGTGAGCCAAGGATGGCGTCATTGATATTATCAGACGCGATTTCTTTTGCGCTACTAATGACATCTTTTACTGTCTCGGCCACCAGGCCATTGATCGCACTAATTATTCTCTGTAGCGTTTTTTGGAGGGCGTCCGGCGTCGAGCAGTCATCAAAGCTGATATGCATAATCAGTCTCCCAAATCAGTTGTTCCCATTTGACGGTACTGTTTGTCATCAAGGATGGGTTCCATGACAAACCGCTGCTTCACGACAGCCCTGTTCGCCACAATCATTCCGGTATTGGGATCGAATGTGGGTACAGAATCGGAAAACGTAAGACCTCGCATGTGCTGAATTACACTCAACGGCAGCTTGTATACCTGTCGAGGAAACAGTTTATAATGAGGTATCGACCGGAGACCTTTCTTGTTTACGGGCCCCCGAACGCCACGCCCACTGTCATACATGAACTCGACTGGAGCATTTGGGAAATCCTGCGGAATAAAACGAACCTTAAGGAGCGGATCGTCTGCCGACATAACCATCGCGGCAGACCGTTCGTTCATGGTCCGAGCGCTATTCTTTAGCTCCTCGTCAAACTTCAAGATTGCGTCGACAATGACATCCTTTTTCAGGTTGTCATCGACATCCAGTGAGTATGCCTCTTTTGCAAACTCGGTCAACTCAAGTTTGGACATCGCCGCCAGCCTTATAGACAGCGGCGCGTCCTCCAGGAGTTCTGCTACGCTATTCACATCCGTACTCACATTCTTCCCTTTCAAGAGTTACTTAGATGACGGTTCCTGCGGCATGGTTGCCGGCGTCGCCCTTGTCTTCGTACTTATCGCAAAGGATAGCCTTATACCAGCCCCTGTTGCCATCGGTGTTCTGAGACATGGACGCCTCAAGATTGACACCCTTGGCTCCGGACGTTGCGACCTCCTCTTCTCGGCAAATCCATACGTTGGAGCCATCATCGGTGACCGTTCCGCCGGGGGTCGTGGGCCACGTCGGCTCGGTAACAACCGCACCGCTCGACGTGGTACACTCGTACACGTAGCCATTGCGAGTGCTCGGACGAACGCATGTCCCAGTGATGGCGACAGTGCGTGCCGTGGGAGTAGAGGCGTCGGCGTACTCAATGACGGCCACCTCTCTTTTACCAATACCGTTCGGAGCAGGCAATTTTACACCATTGATCGCTGCATCATAGGCGGTAACGCCTGCGCCAGAGGAAATCTTCGTTACTACGCCGGTTGACCCGGTAAGAACGAACCCATATCCCTTGGTGCCAGCCACTTTCGGAGCACTGGCTCCGCTTGTCGCCAGATTTTCCTCTTCACGGAACCACTGAATCAAGTCGGGACTCGTACCCTCATCATTCCAGAGTTCAAAGATATCAGGCACAAACCCGATATCGAGTATGATCGCCGCACCATCGTGAACGATTTGTCCAGTTACTATTTTAGCCATAATCAAAACCTTTCTTTTTGGTTGCAATTTCAGTTCATGTCACTGAACGATTAGCCATTGGTGCATTTCAGGACGTGAATATTGACATCGTTCAGGATTCTCGCAACCTGCATCATCTTCCAGCCGACTGTCGCCCTCTGATCGAGAGGATCAGATGTTCCGCCGGAACCGAAGCCCTTAATGATGCTACTGACATTAGCACCATTGATGTCAATGACACCATAGGCGTCCTGTGCAAGGATGGGATTGGAGTACGTGCCGCTGGCCGAATAACCCTGAGTAGTCGTCAACCAGCGTACATTGCCGGTCGCACCCCACTCAGACATGTCGACGCCTTGCTGTGAGGCGTAGTTGGACATGTGCTTGAATCCCGATACGTCCTCAAGGTCATCCTCAAGGTCGGTATGTGCGATTCCGAAAAACGCAGGACGAATAGGAGCAGTACCCTGGCCCGTTCCGCCCTTAATCAGAGCCGTGAGATATCTCGCGTTGGCCGTCCGCAGTGCAGCACGAACAGTATCGATGTCGGTTTTGTTCAGGAGCGTCGCGGTTCCTACTCCATTGGAGCAGGTAGTGCTTGACGCCGCACCAACCAGGGCATTGCGGATGACAGTGTCAACTGTGTTCCGCATCTGGTCAGCCTGACGATCCACCTCGATGGTGATATTGGGATCTTCGACAGTAAGGTCCACGATGTCGGTGATCGTTGCAAAGTCGCCATACTGAGACACGGTGGCGGTCAAGTCGAGCTTGCTCTGCCTGTGGCCGTTTGGGGTAATGCCTTCGGTGATAGGAGTCGTGGCCGCATCATAGCGGGCGTAACGCCTCATCTTGATGGTGGGACCAGCTTTCTTGCCAATCGAATACTTCGTGGCAAATCTTTCAAACACGTACTCAGGGAAGTTGGGTTGCAGCAGAGTTCTCTGATAAAAAACCCCCACTGCGGGATCCACCTGGGTTGTTGTGGTGACGTTGTCCATTATATAAGCCTTTCAGTTCAATGTTGTTCTTAGCTGGCCTGGCTCATAATTTTAGCCTTATGGGCTGCGAACTCAGCATCACTCATCTGCTGCATTGCCGTCACTTTGTCGAGACCGCCTTGACCAGGAACACTACTGACAGATTGCTGAGATGACTGTTTGCCAGCCTTCGCCAGCTCTTCAGCCAGTTTTTCCTCAGCTTTCTTTGATGGGACTTTCGCCTCATCAACTTCCTTTTTGTGGTCTATATCTTTTTTGGCGAGCTCGTAAGCAAGTCGTGCGCCATGAGGGCTATTTTGAATCGCATCAGCCAAGCCGGGCGTTTTTTCAAGCGTCCTTCTTAGTGGTTCGGCGGGTATAAACATCCCCGAACGGGGGTCTGTTGCGCCTACCACGTCTTTGAAGTCGGCATGAGCTTCGATAAAGGCTTCCTGTTGTGCCACAGTGGACTGAACGCGATTGAGCGCCTCGGTATACTGAGAAAGCTGCTCGGTGTTGAGATACTCAACATCTTTAAGCCCCAGTCTTTCAAGGACCTGGGCCGCAATACCAGAAGTGCGATTCGGGCCCGCTGCCGGAGCAGCGTTGCGATTCGCGTTGAGCATTTGCATCTGTTGAAGCAAGAGCTCGTTCTGGGCCTCAGTATCCTGCCTTTTGCGTCTTTCCTCTGCGACAGCGGTGCGGAGACCATTCAACTGCTCGTCCACTGCCGGACTCCCCACGGCGGCTGGGGAAGGTTCTTTGCCAACAAGGCCTGGACCCTTATCGCCCGAATTTTGAGGATCGGCGGCACCCTCAATAACTACGCCCGAAGTCACATCTTCCATTTTGCACCTTTCATAGAATGCATTGTATTACTATGTTATGTACAACTCCAACAAAAAATATGATTTTTTTTGTTTAGTTATCAACAAACATGCCTTTTTAATACAAAATCGGCATCCCTTGCGCGCTCCTGGCAATAACTTCGCTCTCCTGGCCCACCTCGAACCCTCCAATGAACGGCCTATCGGGAGGCAGGGCATAGATGCAATCTATCCTCCCAGACACGTTATTGACTTTCCATAAGCTGGTTCCTATCAAGGGAATAGGTGGTGGTCGATCCAGAATAACCAGACGGTTCGTGACAACCTTTTTTGTACTGAAATCTTCAGTTCTCGTGTCTTTGTCACCACCCATGGCTGGCGGGCCATCGTACCCATTCTTCACGACCACCATTATGTAATAAGGCTCTTTTCGATTGGCTTTCGCCTCCACTACCCGCATGAGCCCCCTCTTGAGTTCCTCGGTGGCCCACTTGGTCACATCATGTATCCGCATCTTCCCGTTATGCATTCACATTGCCTTTCTTAGCGTCAGCCGCTATGTTGGCTTTCTCGATCTGCGCCATGGTCTTGAGAAGTTCCAATATCGGCTTGTTCTTGATCTCACTGATCTGGGCCATCGTCTTAACCTGATTCAACACAGAGTTCGTCTGGTTCTCTTTGACCTGAGCGTTCCGCTCATCCGCCTGAGCATTGTTTTCTTTCATCTGAGTAAGCGTTGCCTGAACCATAAGCTCCTGCATCCGCTGTTCCTGTTTCTGTGCCTGCGCCTGACGCTCCTGTTGCTTCTTTTCGATCTCCGACACTTCCTTAAGTAAATCTTCCCGCATCTGAATGGGCGCGTATGTGATAATGCTCTTCCATGTTATCGGAGCCGGGTCCTGCATCTCTACGCCCATTTTCTTCATATTGATGAGTTCGGCGTATGCCATATCCCTCTGTGTATCAGTGAGCATGGATTCCGTAGCCGTGGCGTCGTAGGTTCCGAAATTCCTGGACGAGAACTCCGGGGTTGGTTCCGTGCCGAGAACCCTACTAACCTTGTAGGAAGGAAACTGTTGAACGAGCTTGAGGATTTTGCTGCCTATAATAGCCTGAGACATGCTCAGATTGTCAAACAGGCCACGCAACCCAACCAGCCCCGCGCCCTGCCGCAGCTTTGCCAGCACACCAGACACCTCAGCATTGGTGTTCTGGGGAGTGTTGCCAAACATCTCTTCGTTGACGTTTACCATCTTGGGCATGGCAGTATCAAGTATGGTATGAAGCTCGATGAGTCCTGACGGCATAGACGGAACCACGCGGTCCCTGGCCCTGCCCTGAGACAGTGCCCCCTCCGTGAACATCCTGGGCTTACCGGGGCCTGTCACGAACGCATCTTCATCGTCGACCAGCGATCCTTCTTCGTAGTCGAGCCCGCAGCCAATCTGCTGCTCGAACCATGCTATCATGCTCATAATACGTTTGTTTTCTGCAATCTGGGGGTCGACGAGGCATCGCACCAAACCCTGTAGCTTCAAGGACATATCGTCGTACTCTGGCGTGTAGTATCCAATAACCGGAGTGAATGAGTAGTCATCGAGACCGAATGGGTCAATCTCATTACTCACCAGGTTTCCGTTAAGCAGAGACGCCACTTCCACGGTAGACTTGTTCCGCTTGAGAACTATGACGTTCTCTGGCGGCATCCCTATTTCCCTGACAAGGCGAAACAGCACGGCGTCAAGCTCTTTGCGTGTTCCCCTCCATGCAATCTCTTTACCACTATCTTTCAGAAGGACTACAAACTCGGGAACAACTGTATGTCTCTGGAACTCGTCATACGCCAACAGTTGGCGACCAAACAAACGGGGCTGAGAGTAGTTGGGGAACTTACTATCACTGCATGGGCCGTCGCCCTGCTCTTTCTCTGCCTTCTTTATCATGGCGTGTTTGGTTTCAGGAAGAATCATCTTCGCCATGTCCGGCGTAATATACTTGCGAATGATGCCATATCCACAGTCGGCAAGGTCGGTTCTGGTGAACGTTGGGTCCAGCAGGAACTGGTTGTACGCCACCAGGTCCAGCTTGGGATTAAAATTCTGATCGGAGTACGCATTGACCAGCGACAGGCCGGTCTTTAGTGCGTGCTCGAAGCTGTCGGATATAATATTATAACCAAAGAACTTGGTAAGCGCCCAGTGGACGACCGCCGTAAGCTGAGACGCGGTCTGCACGTCCGCGTTCTCCGTGGGATCAAACTTGATTCCCAGCCTGTGGTCTCTCTGGAACCCCGATACCCAATTGATGATCCTGCGTATCATCTGTATATTAAGAGGCTTCCTGCCCTGCTTGCGGAGTCTCACCTTTTCTTCAGACGTGTAACTGTCGCCCAGGTAGGCGCGCAAGTCTTCTTTGGCGGCAGCCTGCCACCCACTGAATGCGCCCCACGCCTGAGTGTAAGCTTCGCTGTAATCTTTCTCGATATCTTTATTTGTCGCCATTATGCGTACCTCTTTTTGAGTTCCCGCCACTTGTCTTTAGTTATCGATCCAATCCTCAGAGAGGATAGCGACTTTGTCAGATACCTGAATGAGTCGGCTGGATGCGACGCCCAGTCATGCAATGGTTTGTTCGTGTATGTGCCGGTCTCTTCATTCTTTTCTCGTCGGTAGTGCTCCAGGGCCTCAATGCCCCGGTCGCAGTGGTCCTCGTCAAACCAGCATCGCGGCAGCGTGGTCATTACGCGGTTGATGCCAAAGTCTACGTTCTGTTCGCGTTCAAACGTCCTGACCGGATAGCCAAGCACCTTAACTGCCTTACTCAGGGATATGCCAGTCTGCATCTCCCGCTTGTTGGCGTCGTGAGGCATGAAGCATGTTCCATAGATAAACTTGCGGTCCTTCTTTTTCTGATCGAGAACCTCAACGTAATGCTGTATGGGTTTGCCTGTATTCTCATAGTAGTCAATGACGTGTATTTCCCTGCCGCACAACTGGAAAAACCAGATAGACGTGCAGTCCATACCAATATCCCACGCAGTGAACACTCTCGTTTCCGGGCCATGTGGAACCTTGGTTATCTGTTTACTTCTTCGCAGGTCGGATATGACCCTGGCGTAATAGGACGCCTCCAGGTCAACCTCGCTGTGGTCATTCATTACGTACTGCCTGTATTTTTCCGGCGAGTCTTCTTTCATTTCCTTAAGGTCTTTAATGAAGTCCTCCGGCAAATTCTCGTAGTTATCAAAGGACGTGGCCTGGACGCACGGATAATTTTCCTTGGTCTCCCTGACCCACATCTTCCACACCCAATTGTGCCCATTGGAGTTAGCTATGACCATGCCCTGTCGGAGCGGGTTGTCTCGCATGTCGCACAAAGTATCGTACATGGGTGACATGCGATCAATGGCAAAGCTCTCGTCGTGCTGCAACTGCCTTCGCAACCTGCCTCGCAGCAGCGTGAATTGTAACTCTGACGGAAACTCCTCAGCCTGTTCAATGTAAAACCATCCCAGATTGACATTCTGGAGACCCGATAATTCTTTAGCGTGGCGGAACAGTATAGTGCTCGATCCAACCTTGGCCTCCTTGGTGCCCTGCGGCACATGAATGCCGGTGTATCTGGTAAAGTCCTTCATGGTGGAGTCTCGCAGGTCAGTGTACTTACTCCTGACGATTACCCCCAGATTATCCAGATAAAACTTACTCAGCAGAATGCCTTTATGCAATGCCCACATGGTCTTGCCTGTGCCCCACCCGGCAAGGAAGCCGGGGAATCTCCTGGTGGACGAAAAGAAGTCCCACTGGAATTGCTTAGGGCGTATATCAACCACCTTGGTCGGCATCGTCGTCCTCCGGATCAACCTGGTTCTCCAGCACCTCCGACTCTACTACCCTGCAATTCGGCGTCGGTGGACCTATGTTGATCTGGACTTTCTCCATCTTCTGCTCGTTGTCACGTTCAAAGATTCCGAGATACCTGCCGAGGTCGACGAGTGCGTCGCGTTTGTTGTGCAGCTTAAACTCCACTACGTCGGAATCCTTGTCTTTTCCCCGATTGATCTTGATGGATGATATTGCCGCAGCCTTGCTTCGCGGTATCTGGTCAAACGACGTGAGCAAGATGGTGTTGTCGTTCGTAACTTTCATATAGTCCTGGATATTCGAGAAGCCGAGTTTTGCCAACTCCGCCACGACGTGCTCCGCCTTGAGTTGCATTGTCTCACAGATGGCCTCCCGGAGCTCCATCAGTCTCTGGCGCACCGCAGGCATGGCCATCAGGTCCTCCGCAGCCGATTTTGGATTTGCGTACCCAGACGCATCGGCAGCCCTCTTCCCATTAAAGTCAATCAGGTACTCCATGCAGAAGTGATGCTGCTGCTCAGTAAGCGCGTTATAGAGGTATGGTTTAATGTCGGCCATTATCTAACAGTCCACTAATGATTGTACCGAGCACGCAAGCCGCGCGGTTCCGGCGATTTCCCTTGAACAACGTCCCTGCCATGCGTCAGATTCCACCAGTCAGTCTTGGTAATAACGTCAAGCTGTTGGCTTTGCTCCTTCAGCTTGCAATACGCCAACAGGGCCGACAGGTCCGCTGTTGCAATATCCCCCACGCCAGGCGAGGCCTTGACCCCGTGAGTGGCAAATAAACATACACCGCCCACCGCGATAGCGTGGTCAACGACAGCCTCCATCTCAGCAAGCGTATCAACCGTGTATCCGCTGCCAATACTCACATGGGCGAGTTGGCTCCAATCTGCGGGTATCCACGGATTGACGGGAGTTGCAACCGTGCCGGTATGACTCATAGTCTGTGCACCTGCTCCCGTATCAGCAATATACGTGGCAGTGCCGGTTATGTCCCAGCAAAACTGAGAGCCTTTATTCGTGCCCCGTGACATCTGGTACATATACCGCACGAGATTGCGACCCTGTACCCCTACGGACTCAATGTTATTGCCAGGTGGCACAAACTGGCCCTGACCCCGGTGGAATCCGTTGGCGACGAGCCAGGCCTGAGACAGACTCAGTGTCCGCATAACCGCAACCACCGTACTGCTGCTATCCAGGGTAGTCGTATCCCACGTATGCGAGCAGATATCCCACCCCGCCGCATCCATTTCCTGCAACTGGGCAAGTGTCGTCCGATTCTCGCCTCCAACGAGCGAGGGGATCACGTTCATGCAACCAGCGAAGTCGTTCTGTTGGAACAGGGGAAAGCCGGCAGAGTATTGCGTGTCCGTTGAGTCGTCAAAATCAAAGATAATCGCTGCTTTGGGCTTGCCCAGGCTCTGGATCGCACCGACCGATATCACATGGTCGGTCGTAATACCAGCCTGACGCCGCAGCTTGAGCCTGATACTCGTAATCGAGATAGCCTCATTGCCCACACCCCACGCTGTAACACCCGACTCGGTAAACTTGTAGTATGGTATCCAGTACCATGCCATCGCCCCCTGTTCGACATACGCCCACGTTGTATCCTGAATCTGAATGTACCAATAACCAGTTGCGTTATGCAACTCGACCCGCAAAATGAAGAACTCCTCAAGGTCCACCGCCTTAAACGCTATACCGACTCCGTTGTACAGTGTTGCAACACATGCAGCCTCGACATATTTGTACGTTGCATCGCCTACACCTGCTCCATCTGCATCCAGGGCAATCTCCAGCGATCCGGGAGCAATCACATAATCGGTCGTATCCTGCGCAATGGAGATAATTGCATCCTCTACGGTCCAATCCGTAACATCGGTACAGTCTACGAGGTTCGTCGGCGACACCGGACATTCAATTACCTTTGCCGCCATACAGCTTGCCGCCAAGAGCAACAACGTAAGGAAGAAGTGTTTCATATGAATTTCCCCTGAAATATGTTATCCATGTAACAAAGTTGCACTTTAGGCCCATTCCTGGTCAAAACCAACAAAAAATCCGATTTTCTGGTGATTCTGGCGGAAAAATCGGCCCTTTGGATGGAAATCTGGGAAAAATCCGGTCCCTTGAGTGATTTTCCGGGAAAAATCTTGACTTTCGGGTGAAATTCTGGTAAAAATGTGGCAAATGGGTCCCCTTTCTGGAAAGTGGGGAGGAACATTGCCGCCTGGTTGCAAAGTGGCGAGAAAGTTATCCACAAAAGGCCCTTTTGAGTTGTGGATGTATAACGTCTTAAATAGGGGGTGTGGTTTTTGGGTAGCGTAGAAACAGGGACCTGTTCTCGTTTCATTTCGCTTTCACCACAGGAACTTCGATTCTGGACATTGGCGACCTGGCATGTCGGCAACGATTCAAATTCAAGACATTGCAACCTTGTTACTCCGCTGCCCAGCCGCCAGGCGACAAGGCGACATTGTTCATCCACAATATCCACAAACAGAATCAAAGTTGTCTACCTTACGTATCCACAACATACTGTTGATTGTCTACCAGTTTGGTATACTATAACCCCAGCTTATACTATACTATTCCGATGGGAATATACTGGTACTCGGCAGCCAGGCAACAATGACGACCGGCAACATCGTGATCTTGTGGCTCATCTGGGTTGTCGACGTTGTTGCTCTGCAATATGGCTATGCTTATACTTAGCATTGTGGATACAGAGCGTCTTGATTGCAGAGTTACGGGGTATTGAGGATGCGGAATGTCGGGGCGGGCTTGCTCTACAATTATAGAGATGATATGTCGTGTACATTTTATGTACATTATGTACATTTTATGCACATACCAGGGGCAGCCATGATTCAAGACATCATGTATCCGGTATATTCAAGACGTTATACATCCATTTCCAGAAAACGGGTCGTCGTAAAAAGACATCAATAAAACCTCATTTCTAAGTTCAGGCATGAAGATTCCACTTGTTAAGTAAACATCTAACAAGCCACGTCTGTTAAGTGTTTATCGTAACAAATAACAAGGTCTGT